GAGTTATTACGCCTAAATTTTTACCTGATAATGTGGTTAAGAAAGGGTTTATTGTTGTCACTACTGATTTTGGTACATTTACAACAATTGACCAATTTACCTATGACCCTGCATTACCAGCATCTGCAGCAGCATCACCTGGTGGTTATCAAAATCCACAAAATCAAACTGCAAACGCACCTAAAGCAGATGTTCCAAACGCTAACCAACAACAAACAGGACCGGAACCACTAATATCGACAAGCCAAGATTTAATAAGTGGTAAAGTTACTGAGAAAGTAACAATTTCGGTTAACCCACAAGTTGGGGCTTGGGTACTTGACACTAAAGTTGAAATGACTACTTCAATATTTGATGAGACATTAGAAAACAATAAAGTCAAAACAACTTTAAATAGAACGGTAAAAACAGATATTACAAATTATGTGAATAATAATATCTTTACAATTACATATAACCAAATTGCTGATATGTTAATTAATACACCTATTAGTCAATTTGCTCAAAATCCGATTAGAAATGGTCAAGTTGTTACAATTGAATTTTGTGTAACCTCTAGTGCCGTGGATAAGGTTAAATACCCTAATAAAGCTCTTAGATGTGTTAATTTTTATTTTAAACCATCAACTCTTACTCCTAATTCACAACCGGCATCACCATCACAATTATCAATAATATCTCTTGGTGAGAGTCCTAATATACAAGGAAATAATTTTAGTTATACTAACATTAAAAAACCTGATGGAGGTTATATTACATTAAAATTAAATACAGGAGACCAACCATTTAATTTTTCATGGGTTGGTTCTTCCCAATTCTTTAAACCTGGTGATTCATTTCCGGCTCCTTCAAGTTGTAGGGGTGGAGATAGTACAGAATATACAAAAGTTTGTACTGTTAATGGTTTAGGGGTATTTACATTAGTTATGGAATACTATCCAAAAGGGTTTGTTGGTGATAAAGAATTGGTTACTAGTCCACCTTTCACTTTATAACATAACGATATATTTATAATAAAAACAATTTTATGAACATAAAATCAGCATTAGATAACTATCTTGGGAAATCAACTAGAGTTTCTCAAACAGATAACGGTGACGGAACACAACAAGTTTGTGATTTAGACACAGGGGATTGTTATACAATCAGAGAAAGAGATGGTCTTATTGAAAGAGCCGGGCACCAAACAACTATTAATAGAAAAGTAAGAGTTGAGACGGCAGGAGGAATTAAACAATTATTAAACGGATAATTAAAATGGCTTTAGACAAGAAATTAATACAAGAAATAGCAAGATATCATAATATTAATAAGTATATTATGGAACAAGATGCTGAGGTACCTGAAGACCCAACAGCTGGGTTAGAGGCGTTAACTCCACCACCACCGGCAGGAGGAGAGACACCAGCGGCACCTGCACCATCTGAAGCAGTACCACCACCAGCACCGGGAGAAGGGGCGCCACAACCAATTGATGTTGCCAATGACCCTGACGTTGAAAAAATTGACGATGAGGGACAATCAGAAGAAACAAGTGCTGAAGGTGAAGAATCTGAAGAACTTGAAATAACTGATTTGGTTAATTCTCAAAAAAATATTGAAACAAAACAAGAAGAATATTTTGAAAACTTGTTTAACCAATTGTCTAACTTAGAAGCTAAATTAGGAGAGATGGATAATGTTATGAATAAATTAAACTCACTTGAAAATAAAATTGAGAAGTATCGTGAAAAAACTCCTCAAGAAAAATTAGAGTTGAGAAGTTACGATTCATACCCATTCAACCAAAAACTTTCACAATTCTTCGATGACAAACAAGAAGAAATGGAGAAAACAGGAAAAAATGATTATGTTTTAACTTCAGACGAAGTTGAAGATATTAATGTGAATGATATTAAAAATTCATTCCAACCTGGTTCTCAAGAAGATGAATACAAAACATCATTCAAACGATAACAAAAAATTCAAAGGTGTCTTAATGGACACCTTTTTTTATTTGACTTCACTAGTTTTATTACCTATCTTTATTTAACAATTTAATTAATCTTAATTTATAACACATGAGTTCATTAGACGCCGTATTGGCACAGTACGAAAATTCAAAACAATCAGGGGGCGGGGCCCAAGGAAAAATGTCGCAAGACGAAAGAATGAAAAAATATTTTGCACTTATCTTAGGTGATAAGGAGCAATCTGGACAAAGAAGAGTTAGAATCTTACCTACAAGTGATGGTTCATCACCATTTAAAGAAGCTTGGTATCATGAGATACAAGTAGGAGGACAATGGCAAAAATTCTACGACCCGGGAAAAAATGATAACGAACGTTCACCTTTAAACGAGGTTTACGAAGAGTTAATCTCAACCGGAAAAGAATCAGACAAACAATTGGCGGCACAGTATCGTTCTCGTAAATTCTATATCGTAAAAGTTATCGATAGAGATAGAGAAGAAGACGGACCAAAATTTTGGAGATTCAAACACAACTACAAAAATGATGGTATCTTAGATAAAATCATTCCAATTTGGAGAAACAAAGGAGATATTACCGACGCTCAAATCGGTAGAGATTTAATCATTGAATTGACTAAAGCGAAAACTCCAAAAGGAAAAGAATATACAACTGTATCTACAATTATGTACGAAGACCAAGGTCCTGTACATACTGACCCGGCTCAGGCTAATGAGTGGATTACTGACGAATTAACTTGGTTAGACGTTTACTCTAAAAAACCGGTAGAATACCTTGAAGCGATTGCTCGTGGAGAAACTCCAAGATGGGATTCAGAAAAAGGTGGATACCTTTACGAAAGTGATTCAGTAAATACAGAATCATTTGGTGGCGGAAAATCTCAAAGTTCTGCACCGGTTGACCCTCAAGCAAACGATGAGGTGGACGAAGATTTACCTTTCTAATATAAAATAATTAAACTTGGACATCTTGTCTAACTAAGTGTCCAAGTTTTAATAATATTATCATATGACGTTTAAAGAAGAAATTGACTTACAATTAAGAGACAATAAAATGTTATCTTATGAAATTCTAAGTCAACTAAAAGATAAAACATACTTCTCAGGTAGAAGTAAACAAATTGGTGATAGTGTTTTATTTGGAATGTTGGATGAAGGTACTAATGAAGATGGTGTGATAAGTAGTAGGCTAATTACTTTTCATGAAGAAGAAATTAACGTACTATATGAGGAGGATTCTTCAAAATACAATAGGAATAAATCAAACAAATTACCACACATTAAAAAAATAGAAAATGGCGATTAAGAAAAACGATTTTAAATCAATTAAAGATAAATTCTCGGTATCGGCAAAATACAAACCACAAAGATTTTTTGACTTAGGTCCGGATTTCTTGGATGCGGTTGGATTACCGGGACCTGCTATTGGACATATTAATATGTTCTTGGGTCACTCTGATACAGGTAAAACAACAGCTCTTGTAAAAACTGCGGTAGATGCTCAAAAGAAAGGTATTCTTCCTGTGTTTATTATTACAGAACAGAAATGGTCATTTGAACACGCTAAATTAATGGGATTTGATTGCGAGGAAGTGGTTGATGAGGAAACAGGCGAATTGGATTGGGATGGATTTTACATATTCAATAATAACTTTGACTACATCGAACAAATTACTGACTATATTAATAACTTACTTGATGAGCAAGAAAAAGGAAACTTAGATTATAGTTTATGTTTTATGTGGGATTCAGTAGGTTCTGTACCTTGTAAAATGACCTATGAAGGTAAAGGTGGTAAACAACACAACGCATCTACATTAGCGGATAAGATTGGTATGGGTATCAATCAAAGAATCTCGGGTTCTCGTAAATCTGATTCAAAATATGAAAACACTTTAATCATTGTTAATCAACCTTGGGTTGAATTACCGGATAATCCTTTTGGACAACCAAAGATTAAAGCTAAAGGTGGTGAGGCGATTTGGTTAAACTCATCATTAGTTTATTTATTTGGAAATCAAAAAGGAGCGGGAACTACTAAGATTACTGCGACCAAAGACAAAAGAACTATCAAGTTTGCATCAAGAACAAAAGTGTCGGTTATGAAAAACCACATCAATGGTTTAGGTTATGATGATGGTAAAATTATTGTTACGCCACACGGATTCATTGCGGGTAAAGACACTGCGGAAGAAAAAATTAATATTGAAAAATATAAGAAAGAATACGCAGAATATTGGAAAGACATCATCGGAACAGATGGTGATTTTGACCTAAAAGAAGAAAAAGAAGCTTAGTTTATTCACCATTAAATCACCATTGTGATTAAGACATTATTAATTGACGGGTCCAACTTAATGAAAATTGGATTCCACGGAGTAAAAGACCTATACAATGACGGAAGTCACTTAGGTGCTATTTACCACTTTATAAATACAATTCGGAAATTCCTTGAGGAACATAACTACGATAAGGTAGTTGTGTTCTGGGATGCCGAA